CTTATATGACTCAGTAATCGTCAATGGTTTCCTACGAATCAGTTTTAGGATCTTCTGATCACTTAGAGTCTGATTTACATCTGGATATAGAATATTTCTTCCTGGAATGCCCGAACCAGCAATGTAATAATAGTTTTCATCTCTATAAACAGCAGATACGTTGTTCTTAAGATCGGAAATGCTATTACTTACATTGATGTCATTAGAGAAACCGAATCCAGTGCTCTCGAACCATCTTAGAGAACCATTTTCATCAACCAAGATAGGATCGTTAGTAACAAATCCTGGTTTAGAAATCTGAACAACATCGCCTTCTTCTGAATAAGGAGCAGAAGTTTCTGGGGTTAGATTGTATAGAATGCCTAGACATAGAAGTCTTGTGTCTCCAGAAGTGATTGTAGAGTAACTATAAACGTCAGTGCCATTAGCATAGGCGGTAGTTTGCTCTCTACGACTAATGACAAACTGATCTACATTCTTACTTAAATACTGAATCTCTTCTCCACCAATGTAAATTCTACCTGTTTGTAAGAATCCTTCGGTAGAAAAGACATTAATTCTATCACCAACGTCCAATCCTAAATTCATTGCTGAAGTCAATGAAGTTTTGGATGCAATATTAAATTCATTATTGAGGGTTGCTGTATCAATAGTAATCTCATACAGAGGACGACCATCAACCGATCCAGCACCAAATACATTGTCTACAACAGCAGAAGCATACCCAATACTGCTATCCAAAGGATCTAGATTTTGAATAATTGTCTCACCGATAAGATCCTCAGCATTTCCCTCCAAGACAAGAACTCTTAGAGCATATGATGTTGCCCAATCAGAATCAGATGCTTTGAGAGTGTTTTCTTTTGGTCTTAGAACCTTTGGTTTCTCATCAGAAATCAAAGTATTGAAAATAAACTGAATCGAACGATCAGTGCCCTTTGCCTGATAGAAATCAGTAATATTCTTAATTAAAGTGCGCTTGTCAACGCTGTTCTTTAGATATTTTTCTGGGAAGGACGCTAGGTAATCGGATTCAAAGTTTTTGACAAATGCATACAGAAACAAGTTACTAATGTTCTGTACATTGTCTCCAATGTTATGATTTTGTGCAAGAGTAGTAACAAACTGACTAGATGTGTATAAATCTCCTAGTCTTTGGTTTCCACTAACACCACGGGATACTTCCTTGAATGTAGTGTCAGTTCTTGTCTTATAGAATAGAATTTCATCACCAATAGCGATATATCCATCTGCATCAGGGAAGGAAGTTGCATCTTCAACCTGAATAGTGGAATCAGCAGCATCAACTACTGCTGTCAGTTTAGTAGATTCCTTTAGAAGATTTTTCTCATAAAAATCGATATCACGATATTTCGTGATGTTGTTAATCACGTCAAGCGGATTGCCCCTCAGTTCTAACTGCTCATAGTATTTTTCAATGACCTTTGAGAAGTTCTCATAGTCATTGATAATGAACTCAGGCAGTTGAGATTCAATAAGAGTAGATATTCTTCTGGTCTCTACCATTTAAACTTACTCTGCGGTAATCGTGAACAAACTCTTGGGGATATCTACGTCAAGGTATACTTCCCTAACAGCACTGATATCATTGCTAAGAGGGATAGATCTAATCTCAATACGATTATCAAAGAAACTGCCTTTGATAATCGTCAAGTCAAACAAACGGATCTCGCCTTTCTTGTAATCTACTGTTCCAACAGAGTCGTTAAGAACAATTTTTTCACTAGTTATAGAGTCTATTCTATATAGGACCATTTTGCCAGCGCGATCCTCCAGATACACTGTGTCTAAAGGATATTCACTAACTGTAAACCCTGTTGATTGTACAATTACATCTTCGTCACAAGTATTGTCAAATGCATTCTGGAAGCAAACTTCATAGAAGAACTTATTGTTGATTCTAGGATAGAAATCCTTCCTCATTTTGACGGTGGTAAGATTAGAATTGATACTACGATCAGCGTCATCAATAACGCCAACAAATTTTGAATATCTGAACTTGCCATTGAATTTTTCTGTATCGGAGGATGCAATATACTTTTCGAGACCAGAGATTACTTTTGACTTAATCTCATCAGGAGTCTGATTAGTCTTAGTCTTGTCATACGATACTTTAGATGTCAATTCAACGTAAAGCACAGAAGCATCTTTGATATCGGGTATGACAGACGCCACCATGTATGGTCTAAGTCCATTAACAATCTCTTGTTTGGTTCTAGAACTCAATCGCGACGCACTAGATGGTTTAACGACGATCTTTACCTTACCATACTCAGGGGGATCATCCTCTTCTCCGCCAAATGTAATGATGTCTGCAATAGCAGGATAGATCTCACGAATGATTGCTGCGTAGTCATCAGCAGTAACTGCGCGGTTCTGCGTACCGAAGAACTTAGGTGCATTGAATTTAATCTTTTTCAGTGACTCAATCTCAGCGCCTCCATTTGCCACCTCAGCAAGATCTGTCGAAGATGTATAGGAAATGTTGTAATTGTAGTTTGTGGACCCTTGTGGGTCCTCTAGGACGCCATTGAAGGTGAATGCCCTTGCACCATTGCTTGCAGGACCATTTGTAGACAGATATGTAATCTCTACTTGGTTACCCGCTTCTAATTTCTTTCCGAGGACGCCATCACCAAAGAAGATCTCATACTGCTCATCTTCAATCTCTTCTACGTAAAATACCTTGCTTTCTCCCGTAACCGAGAGTATATTCTCCGCTCTTGCGAATACAGTACCTGTAGATGCCTGTGCCGAAGGGTAAACACGCACTCTCAACGTAGAAACATCCGCAGATGGATTCTTAATTGTGAATCTATTCGATCCAGTTGCGTTCACAATGTACGTATCCGTAACAAAGTTTCCTTCATATACGGAAATTTGATCAAAAGTTGCGGTTCCACTTACAACTTGTGCCTTAATGTCCTCAATAACTACGTAATTGTACGCTTCTGTATCATATGTTGCGGTAAATCCTGTACCACGCTTCAGAATAATCTCATTTGGTGCAACATTAGGAAACTCTGCCCTAAAAGTCAACACCGCCTTGGGTGCTGTTGCAGACTTTGGTGTGTATCCTAATTGCTTCGCTAGTGCTACTACATTGTCTCTCAGGGTTGCAGAATCAAGGAACGTCTCATTCACCACCATGTTGGTGTTAAACGCCGTGTAGTAGGTGTTGTATGCTAATACATCGAGAAGGTTTGCCCAGACAGAACCCTCAAAATCAAAGTCAGTAAATTCCTGCTGCGATCTCAAGTATTCCTTGAGAGCAGTCTTGATGTCTTCAAAATCTAGGTTTGATAGTTGAACGTATGGCATTTATCGAGTTCTCTCTAGGAAGAATTCTATGGTTGCTGGAAAATCTTCTCTACCAATAATTTCAAACTCAAGTGCTACATCAAACCCATTATCCTCAAAGTTTGCAATTACTTCAACACCAAGAACAGAAATCCTTGGTTCGTAATTACTCAGTGTCTCCCTGATGTTAGATGAAATTTCACCTGCTGTTGCCACATCTAGGGGTTCAAACATCAAACGGCGGAGATCAGACCCCAGATCTGGAGCAAATGGTCTCTCGCCCTTTGATGTCAGCAATAAATTCACGATCGCCTGCTTAATCGCAGCATCATCCTTCTTGACGACTAAATCGCCAGTTACAGGATGAGGTTTGAACGTAATGCTCAAATCCTTGAACGATTGGAAAGTTGCCACTATTAGTAGAGTTTACCTCTTAGTATTTAGTCACTTACCAACAAATCCATCGTCCCACTCAGCATGACGTAGAAACTCTTGTGCTTCTTTCATTTTTGCTGATTTCTTCAACCAATAGTCACTAGCGGGTTGGGTGATGAGTGTCATTCCTGATTTTACAAACTTTTCGCCTAGATCGGTTGGACTATTTGCCATTGACTATTCTCCTATACATGGATGGTGACCAATATTTGTAATAATCGGTCTTATGCAAAGATTCTCTCGCACTCTCTAATTTATCTCTCTTCTGTATCATTATTAAGTTTCCTTCACCATAATTGCTCTGGACACCATTGATATACGTTGGTTCGTCCATATGATCATCCAAGACCATATAATCTGGATGCTTCATCGACAATTCAGACACCCTCTGCATTAATGCCGCCAAACTAACGTCACCAACATCAAATATCATGACATCAGCGTTCGCGTCTGAATTCAGAGCAACTTCCTCTAATTTACACCTAGTGACCTCTACAGACGCCGAAAGGGCATAAGGGCAGACGGCATGACCACCTAACTCCTCACGCCCTTCCGAGATACGCTCAATCCACTTTTCGATCTTAGTCATCAGTAAAAAAGAAAACTTGATTCAATCTATACTCTTCACCAAAATACATATCGTCTGCTATATTCATCCCATGCAGAAACTTCTTCCCGTCAAACAAATATAGTCGATTATACTTTGGTTCTAAGGTATGTATCAACTCATAGTTCTCTTTTAATCGCCAAGGGAGTTCGTGTTCATTGAGATGTTTCACATAATCTCCGACACCCTTGGAACGATAAAGATTCGTGCCTGAGATATCTCCAGGGTTATTATTCAAAAATATAATCCCTGTATACCCAGAATCACGATGTGGCCACCAATAATGATCTTCGTAGTCATTAAAGTCATCCTTCTTGAATCTAGTAAGATTCGTAATGACTTGACCATCAATATATGGTTTCTGACCACAAAGTTCGCTCAAGTGGCGATATACTTGTATGGAATCAGAGTGGTACACATCATGTCTACGATCCTCAAAGTATATCCCATTCATTGATCGCGCTTGATCATGCTTCCATAACCCAGGTAGCGTTGCTAAGAAACTTCTAACAACACTATCTGGATTGGAATAATAATCATCGATCTGATAGATCTTTGATCCCTCTAATTCACTTACCTTGACCACGATAACGCTTCTTCGCTTTATTACGACTAGTGGCAGCGTACTTCGTGTTCTTCCCCGATCCCTGTCGAGTCAGTTTGGGTTTGCCCTCGATGTAACTGCCACCTTTCATCATTGCCATGGAATTGCCTCCGTGTGTACACACATATTATATCATGAACTTGGTTGGACTGCAATCTTTACTGAACTCGGTGCATAAGGTCCGATCAGCGGTCTTGCAGTCCCCAGAATAAATGCCTCGTCTCCACTTACTACTGGTAGTAACTTATTGAAAAACACTGACTTATTATTCAATGGTTTCAATATCCTCGCACCGCCTGTGGGATCCACACATGGCACACTAGGTAATGTCGGTACGCCAGGAACTGGTGCTACTGGTGTGCCTGACACATAGTATTTCACAGGTTGCTTATCCATAAACAACCCACAGGTTAGAGGTGACCCACCAATTGCAGCAGCGGCAAATGTACAGGTGGCATTCGTTGATACTGTGTCAACTGTTGCTGGTGTGACTAGAAGTGGCATTTAAGTGCTCTGCAACTACTTGTTTTAGTTCTTGTAACTGGATATAAGCGTCATTCAGAAAATCTGCCAGTTTCTCGTGGTCCTCAGATCCAGGGCGGCAATAATACAAGGTCCCTGGTTCCTCACAATCCCTCAGTCTCTTCTCCAAGGAATTCAATCTCGCTTCTAAGTCTTGATCCATCTTTAAAACTCTCCTTATATTGTATGCCGTATGCTCCAAATGCTGCAGAAATATCCATCTCTGGTGCTGCCTCAGCACCCGAATAGTAGTCTAATGCAGCATCTTGGATGGCATCGGCAAATTCATTGAAGTCATCAAACCTTTGCTCCTTGATTGTGCCATCCTTGGTCTTATACCTGATCTCTAGGTTCTCCTCGGGTTTTTCAGTCATTTTTTGCTGGGCGGATTTTTTCATATGCGTTTAATCCCATAATCCGTATTACCTCCACTAGGCATATACTAATATAACTAATTTCCTCTAAAAAGGTTGTTCGCGTGTTCATACCTGGCGGATTTTTTATATACGGGGGACCCACTAATATTTATCGATCGTGGGTAACACTTTGTAGACTAAGTACGCTAGATGGGACCCGCTCGGCAATCGGGGGTATACAAAAAAGGGGGCAAATAACTGCCCCCTGAGTATCACTGCGCTGCCGCCACTGATCTTCTACATTGTCGCTTAATCTGTGCCAATGCATAATTATCACTAGGAGATTTGCTGCATGTTTGCACTATGCCTAGCGTTGGGTGTTTGTATTTCAAATGCTTAGAATCGTCTAAGAAAATGAAAC